AAAAGAAGATTTTGAAGAAAGTGGATTCAAAAGTTTTTTAATGAAAGTTTTACCATCTAATGTCGTTCAGATGTTATATCCCACAAATTTAAGTAATAAATCAATTACTCGAAGACAAAAAACCGAATTAGGAAACGCCATTAAACGTTCCATGAAAAGGATGAACACAAATAAAAGTGGTAATGTTACCTATGATGATTGGGGTCCTGAATATGTGGAATGGTTTAAAAACGATCAACCTGTTCCTAAAAAAGATTTATTTACAAGATCAATAAGCGATCCAAAATTCCAAATAGCAACAACAGTTGGACAAGGAATGTGGAAGAATATGGGGGATAAAGTTATCTATCAAGATGAATATGATTGGAATAAAAGTGGAGCGGGATATTCTAGATATAAAGAGGCGGTTGGTGTTGATACCACAGATTTAAATTATTACCAGGCGATTAGAAAATTACAAAAGGAAGGTGGCCTTGATTTATATAGAGCAATTAGAGAATTACAACATCGTGAATCGCCTGTTGTAACAAAAAATACGGCATCACCTAAAATGGTGTTCACATTTGATAAAAATGAATTTTGGGGACAACCAGAGTCTACCCCTCCACAAACATAAATCCACCATCTTGAATTAACGGGATGATGTCTTTTAATGTGGATTCGAATGTAGAATAACAACCCAACGTATATGGAAACCCCTTCCATGGGTGTAATACAATAGCACGATTATATACATTATTATTATGGGATTCTAAACCTTGAATTCTCGCAGAATAACCATAATTCCCATTATATTGTTCTTTAACTAAGAACGCCCCTGTTGAGGTTAAATTAGTATTTGGTGTATTACTAAATTTTCTTGAATAAAAAAGACCAGACTTAATCGATGTAAACACATACGACACTTTCTCGATTTTTTTACTTTTAGTGTTAATTAAGTATAATCTTGGTAAAATTATCGGTTTATCGAGGTCAATATACAATATATAATCAGAATTGTTATTGAATGTTGATTGTTTGGATATTGCGTTATTTATGATTGTATCACTTGATTTGAAATGAGCAAAGTTGATGAGAACTATACCCAGGAGGATTAAAAGAATAACAATAATTGACTTTTTCATTTTACTTTTTTAGTTTAGACAATACAAACCTAATAAAAAAAACAATACGATCCAAATTTTTCCACTATTTTTTATTTGTTAATATTTATGAAATATGAGTACTTACGGAATAAATTATCCATTTAGTGACAGTTCTCTTGGGAATTACGTTCAAATGACGGGAACTGCCGAGAAGGAAGTTAGAGCAAATTTAATTCATTTGTTACTAACCAGAAAAGGAAGTCGCCTTTTTTTACCTGATTTCGGGACTCGGATATATGAATTTATATTTGAACAGAATGATTCTGTTTCGTATAGTCAAATTGAAGATGAAATTCGGGAGGGTGTAAGGAAGTATATCCCAAATTTGGATATCAACACACTTACAATTGTCAGTGCGGAAGATGACCCCGATGAACCAACAAGTCCTCAAGAAGAACTAGATAATAGATTATTTAGAGTTTCGGATAGTTCATCAAAACCGTACACCGCAAAAGTACGACTTGATTATACAGTTAATAATGGTGCTTTTTCAACATCAGATTTTGTAATAATAAACATTTAACATGTCAAAACAGATATCATACGGAGTAAGGGATTTCGCCAGTTTAAGAGACGAATTGGTTCGACTAACAAAACAATATTATCCCGATTTAGTTTCTAATTTTAATGACGCATCGATTTATTCCGTTCTATTGGATTTAAATGCTGCGGTTTCAGATAACCTACACTACCATATTGATAGAGTGTGGCAAGAAACAATGTTAGATTTCGCACAGGAAAGAAAATCATTATTTCATATAGCAAAAACATATGGTATCAGTCTTCCCGGGACGAGACCATCAGTTGCCCTTTGTGATTTTAGTATCAATGTACCTGTTTACGACGATAAAGAAGATGAGAGATATGAGGGAATATTAAGGGCGGGAGCAAAAGTAGTGGGTGGAGGACAAACATTTGAAACCCTTGAAGATTGTGATTTCTCAAGTCCATTCGATAGTTCAGGAACAACAAATAGAACAAAGATTCCAAATTTCAATAGTAACAATAAACTTATTTCATATACAATTACAAAAAGGGAAGCCGTTGTTAATGGTAACACACGAATATTCCGAAAAGTGATTTCTCAAACTGACCAAATACCATTTTTACAGGTTTTCTTACCTGAAAGAAATGTTTTAGGGATAACATCTGTCATCCATAAAAATGGTACTAATTACAACGCCAACCCAACCACAGATGAATTCATGTCATCACAAAATAAATGGTATGAAGTTAAATCGTTAATCGAGGACGAGGTTTTTATTGAAGACCCAACCGCAGCTTCCGATAGTGAAAATTTCAAAGCAGGTGATTATGTTGATGTAACTAAAAAGTTTTATACAGAATACACCCCGGAAGGTTATTATTCATTAACATTTGGTTCTGGTAATGTAGACCCAATGGATAACCTGGATGATTATATGACGGGTTCAATGAAGGTAAATCTTGCAACCTTCTTAAATAACACTTCATTGGGTGAAATTCCTAGCCCTAACACTACGTTGTTCGTGAAATATCGTATTGGAGGGGGTAAAGATACGAATGTAGGGGTTAACGTCATCACGACCATGGATTCCTATGATTTCGTTGTAAATGGCCCAAATTCGTCTATAAACAACCAAACAAGCCAATCAATGAGGGTAACAAATGTGACCCCCGCAATTGGTGGGGCGGACGCACCGACAATTGATGAGATGAGAAATATGATTGCTTATAATTTCTCAGCACAAGATAGGGCGGTAACATTGAATGATTATAAATCTGTAATCGAAAATATGCCTTCAACATATGGGGCACCGGCAAAGGTCAATGTGATGGGGGAAGACAACAAAGTTCGAATTAAATTATTATCATATGATGAACAAGGCAATTTAATTGATACTGTGTCGAACACATTAAAAAATAATGTAATAAATTACATCGCCAATTATAGGATGTTAAATGATTATATTGACATTCAGAGTGGTGAAGTTATTGACATGGGATTAGAGGTTGACTTGGTAGTAAATAAAAATGAGAACTCAACCGATATCGTGAAATTAGCAATTGAAGAAATCACGTCATTTTTCGACATAACAAAAAGAAAAATGGGAGATCCGTTACTTGTGGGTGATTTATCAAAAGATATTGGTAATGTTGCGGGTGTGGTAAACGTTGTCGATGTCAGAGTTTTCAACAAAATAGGTGGTGATTATTCATCGTCAGAAGTTGCTCAATCATATGTGGATGACACCACAAAGGAAATTCAACAATCTGATAGTACGATTTATATGAAATCAAATCAAGTATTCCAAATTAGATTTCCTAATATCGATATAAAAGTTAGGACAAAAAATCTATCTTCCACTACATATTAATTTGTTTTTTATGTATCTTATAGAAAACAGGTATGTTTCTATTTATATAATATGATACAAAAACACCGAATCAGTACAAATATTGGGAGGGATAACCGTGTAAATGTCGACATAAAACAGAATTTCGACATAATGGAAATCCTTTCATTGAAATTCTCCCAAAAGGATGTTTTTGCTTCAAGCAATTGCTCAGATTATGGTGTGGTTGTGGGTAGGGTGACAGCAAACAATGGTTTTGGCGTTCCCAACGCAAGAGTATCAATATTTATTCCACAAGAAGCGGTCGATGCTGACGATCCTGTAATTTCTGCTTTATATCCATATCAAGAGATAAATGATAAAGATGAAAACGGGTATCGTTATAATCTTTTACCAGAAAGACAACAACATTCCGGGCATGAGCCAACTGGAACATTTCCAGACCAACAAGATATTTTAACAAGAGAAGAAGTCCTTGAGGTTTTTGAAAGTTATTACAAATATACGGTAAAAACCAATTCAGCGGGTGACTTTATGATTTGGGGAATCCCAATTGGGTCACAAACCATTCATGTTGATGTTGATTTATCTGACATGGGTTGTTTCTCACTTAGACCATA